CTTCAAAACCACCATCTTCAAAAGGTTCACGTTCCATATCAAAATATCTAGGATCTCTTGGCATAGTAGGCATAGGCACTGGAGGCAGTCTGTCTGGATCCGGTTGCATTTCTGGCATTGGTATTGGAGGTAGTCTTTCTCCAGGTACATTTAAATCAGGTCTTCGTCTTCTAGGAAGATTTTCAATTCCTTGTCGTCTAATTCTATTTAATAAATCATTACCACTCATGTCATCCATATTACCACCCATGTCACCTAAGTTTTCTGGCATCGCTGGAGTCTCTCCATAATAATCTTCAGCTCCTGCGTCTATTCCTATGTTTTCTTTATATCCATAATCAGGAGTACCTTGTGGTCCTTGTGGACCAAAACCTTCATTAGAATCTGACATTCTATTTATAACTTTTCTTTGTGCTACTTCTGGATCAACACCATATCTTTCTACTAAAATTTCTATAATTTTATCTCCAGTAGCAAGTATTGGATTTGTTTTAATTATTACTTCTATAATTTTATCTATATTATCTACACCTGCTCTAGCTAAATTTCCTATACCTTTTCCGATACTTGGAATTCTTTGAAAGTCTTCTATAATTTGTTCTGTATCTACTCTATCTCCCATAGCATAACCAACTCTACCGCCGGTTCTGTATCCGTAAGTGTCTAACATAGAATCAACTTCATCCATGTCCCACGTTCCGGTGTTAGAATATATTGCTCTGATAGCTGCTCTTCTTCCTGCTTTGTCGTTGATACCTTGAGCTGCCATTTCTGCATTATATCTTGCTAATGCATCTTCATTTAATTCTGCTGCTTTGATTCCGTAGTCTACTGATCCTTGACCACCAATTAATTTAGCTTGACCCATTAAAGTTTCTGGGTTTGCCATACGTCCAGCTGTTTGAGCTAAAGATAAAGTTTCTTTACCATCTACCATTTTAGTTGCGTTTAACATTTCAGCTAATCTTCCATCACCTGCTGCAAGTTTACCTATACCTGCATCTATCATTTGTGGAGCTGCTGCAATTGCACCAGTTCTCAATACATCTTTTAAATCTGCCTCATCATCTGTAAGACCTTTTGCTAAACCTGCTCTTAAAAAAGATCCCATAGCACCTTTAGCACCTAATGCTCCTAATCCCATTCCTGCTCCTGGAATAGCTGCTGCTAAATAAGGTATAAAAGGTCGTACCTCTTTAGGTATTAACTTTTTGATTCTACGTCTGACTCCTGAAAAAAATCCCATATTTTATATCTCTATTGTGTTGTTGAATGGCAAGGTAGCAAAGCTTGAATGTACGCTAGTGTCAGCCATTTTACTTGTTTTTCTCCTTCTAGTCAATCGCTGATATTAAAGTCAGCGCCTATCTTTATCTCTTCTACAGTCACATTTACGTCTCTTCTTATATGTTCTGCTTTAGTATCTGTACCAGTATTTTGTACGTCTGCTAATGCTTCTGCGTCTGACATATATTCTTGACCTGTTTCTGTATTAGTTAAAGTTACCTCACATTTGGGTGTAATTACTGGTACTCTTTTACCATTAATTGTTTCGTACCTAACTGAAGCTTCTGTTTCTATAAACGGCATTATCTGTCCTCTCTATTTATTTCTAATATTGATGCTGTAGCAAATAATCTATCTGCATCTGCTGCTGTTACTTGTAATACTTCATTTTCTAACATAATCAAGGGTTCAGTTAAAAGTTGTGTACTAGCATTAGCTGCAATATCCACAACATTAAACAAAGTAAATTTGTTAGCTGACGCTGGATCTCCATCAAATAAATCTACAGTAATTGTAGTAGCACTTCCACTATCACTACTAATTAATAATGATTTTAAAATACCTCTAGAGTTAGAGGGTACAGTATATAAAGTTGTAGCTGTAGCAGCTGTTAAATCTAATTTAGAATTTTTATATATATTTGCCATTTATCCTAATCCGAACCACGTATATCTTTCTGCATCTTCTTTTAACTGTGTTAAAAATGTAGAGTTAAGTTGTTCTACAATAGAAGAAAAAGATCTGTTAATTTGTCTTTGGTTATCTTCACTATATTCTTTTTTAGGTTCAGGTAATCTTACTACTATTCTAGTCATTATCTTCTTCCATCTGGTTTTAAATCAGCTTGAAAAGTTCCAAAACGCCAGCTTTGACCTGTTCCTGTGTTTTCAATTTTAATAGCCGCATACCTTCCTCTCGCTCTAGTACTAACAAATGTAGTAGCAGAGTCAATAGTAAAAGGACTAAATGAAGAATCTGTATTTGCTTGTGCAGGATAAGGTGTAACTGATACATTAATAACTGCATTGCCTATTAAGTTTTTAAAGTTAGGTAAAAATCTACCCATAGATAAAAAGTACTCTCCAATACCTTGATCTGTTTGTAATGCAAAATCAAAAGATTCTACAAAAGAAGTTAAAATTGTAGTAGATCCATCTGGATTTACTTGATCAGTTCCTGTTTCGTGTTCAAACAATACACTTTGGCCTAATCCTGTTTCACCAATAACTGTTGGGAATGTACCTGTATTAGAACTATTGTAAGCTGTTGCATAAGGTCTAGGATAAACTAAAGTATCAATCCAAGTTGTTCTAATAGAATTACTATTAACACCTGTATACCAATTACCCATTGGAGTTGGTTGATTAGTTTGACCATAGTTATAAACTACATATCTATTATTAAATTCTGATCCAGCTGTTGGATACCACCATGTAACTTCTGTAAACAAGTTATTGATACCTGCATTTACTTGTTGACCTTTAGTTGTATCTACATCATCATAAACATAATCTTCAACAGAACAAGGTAGAGTATTAACTGTACCATCAAAAGAGAAAAATCCATTACTACCCATCCAATAAGCAACACCATCAATTTCAATCGCTGCATTCTTACCAATCAATCCACAGTTGGTACCTACTTGTTCAAATCCAAATGTAAAAGGTGCACCTACAAATTTCATCGTGTAGAGTGCATTATCTGTCCATACTAGAATGTTTTCTTTAGCAACTAAAGCTCCCATAATTTTTGTACCATCTTGAAGTCTTTGCGAACCTGCAGTATTAACTGCTGTAATAGTATAAGAATTTATATTTTCTTGTTCTGAAAATCTTATAAACATATCATCTTGTGTTGCAGTAGATCCAATAGTTGTTTCTGTTCCAAAATGAATTAAGTGACGTGTTGTTGGTGATATTAAAGTTGTTCTTGTAGCTGTTGGGTTTCCTGTTGTTACGAAATCTGTTGTGCCAGTAGAAGCTCTTACACTTAATCTTGCTGCATCTCCTGCATTCCATGTAAAAGTTTTTCCATTAGCAATTGTTGCAACTAGTACTTGACCAAAATTACTTAATGACCAAAGACCTGGTTCAAGAGTTATAGTTCCTGCATCAACTGCATCACCCCATCCACTAAACTCTGATGCGTTGGTAACTGTGTCACTTGATGAATGTGCTTGACCATTAGATGTACCAGGAGTTGCTGTGCCTTTTGCACCTCTAGTAATACCTAAAAACTGTGTAGAACTTGTTGATGTGTATGTAATTAATTCATTAGCTATTGCAATAGTTCCTGCAGGAGGAAATCCTGTTGTGCTGACAACTGTAACCGCGGTCCCCAATCCACCTGTACCTGCAGTATCTGCAAGAAGTGCACCATTCAAAGTTGTTGTTTGTGCACCTTGTACAGTTCCACCATATTGACTAATACCAAAACCATAACCATAAGTTTGAGCAGCTGGACCTACAGTTTCATAAGGTATAACAGATACACTTCCACCAGACGCCGCTGAACCTGAACTTGTAAAAGTTATAGTAAAAGTATTTGCAGTGGGAGTAGTAATAACTTGAAATAATTTATCTTCAAAATCAGCGTTAGTTAGTCCAGTTCCACTAGGTAAAGTTACTGAATTTAATAAAATAATATCTCCGTCAATTAATCCATGAGCAGATGATGTTGTAATAGTAATTGTGGTGCTTCCATTAAAAGTAAATGTAGCTGCACCAATAGGAGTTTTTAAAGGAGTAATATCAAATAACTGTCCTTCAAAGAATATAAGTAAAAATTTATCTGTGCCAATTGCAATATATCTATTACCTTCTGTATCTACAAAAGCGTGTTGTTTTCTAGCAACACCTACAATAGAATCTGTAAGCAATGACTGCCAACCACCAACTTTTTCTGGTAGTCCATATCTAAATCTTACATTATCTGAATCAACCCAACGACCTACTGCACCAACACTGGTATCCTGTTTGTCAATTCCAGGTGCGAATTTAATTTGCTGAAGAGCCATAAGTTAGCTCCTATTGGTTCGTTGATTTATATAGCCAGCCTTTTGTGGCATTAGCATATATTAATGTTACGCATTGATTATTAGTAGCAAGAGTATCATTAATAGCATCA